ATTTTCCTTATTCTTGCTTTAGTTAATGCGCCACGCCCGGTCGGGGCGACCGGGGCGACCGGCGCCGGCGGTCGCGTAAACGGGGTCCCGGGTCGACCCCCGACGTTTGCGCCGGTGGTGACCCGCGGCGTGGGGGCCGGCGTGGGAGCCGGCGGAGTCGCACCCATACCCGCCAATTTTGATGCACCACCCGCCAATTTTGATGCACCACTCGTCACGCCTTGAACTATTTTTGACGCAGGCGTTACGCCATATTTTGCGGCCATACTGGCCACGAGCCCTGCCCGGAATCCTGAGCGACCTTCGACTGAAGAATCGGAAGGATCGTCGTTATTCCACCAATCTAACCATTTAGAAGGATCGAGTTCAGATAAAAGTGTACTGAAAATTGTAGATGCCGTAGAGCTTATTGCGCCCAATAAAGGTGCAACTATAGTTTTGGCCAGACTTGATACAGCATCCTGGGCATCCTTACTTCCAAAATATGCTTTTAGTCCAGCAATAAGTGCCGCTCCGATTGCAGCCCATTTGAGTATTCCCCCGAGTTTAAATTCACGTTCCCTCGGAATGCCCGTTCCTGGGGCTGCGGATACTGGACCCACACCACGCGCCGCACGGGCAGCTTCACGTTGAGCTTCAATGCCTGCTAGTCTGTTTCGTGCCTCTGCTCTTACTCTTTGTTGTTCTGCCTTTGCTCGGGATTCATCTGACTCTTGTTGGCCTCTCATAAAAGCCAAAAGAGCTTCAAACCCGAATACGCGAACCAAAGGTTCTTTTCCTGTACCTTTACTTAGTGCAGAAGAAAAGGATTGTGAAAACCCGCTTCCAGTAGATTGTGCAACATCATAGGCTGCGCCACCTATAGGACTCATTGAAGCCAGAGTTTGTATAGGGCTTGTGGCGGCCGACGCAAATTGACGAATTGGTTGAGTAATTGGAGAGGCAATCTGACTTGCAGCCCTTTTAGCAGCTCGGCCGGCACCTATAGACGCACCGACGGATCCCGCGGCGGCGCCTCTTAATAGTCCTCCTAAAAGTCCAAACATCTTATTTTCTTCCTAACTCCTGTTGTTGGGCTTTTTCATTCTCTTCTGCAATCCATTGCAAGAGTAATGAAATATAAATTTCTCGCTCAAACGGTACCATAGCTTCTAGCTCAGCCAAGCTATATTTGTGATGTTGCATTAGAGCAAAATTATTTTGATAATGCCCTGTCAAACTTTCTCTGCTGAGCCCTATATAAAAAAACTTTGTAGCCCTTCAATTTCTATTTTGTGCGTCTTTTTACATTTGCCACATTTAATCTTGGTTGTATATTTAATCTTGGGCATATTTTCAAAAAAGTCACGAACCTTTATGAAATTTTCTTGTGATAAGTTTTCAACCCAAGTCAGCATTTCGTCTGGTTCTGTATCCTTTTTATTATAGACCTCTTCGGCGTCATAGATATATTCGATACATTCTGAAACCATCTTAAAGGCAGTTTCAAGTTCATTTTCTTCGCCTATTAGACTATTGATAGTTTCTAGTGTAGGGTATTGTAGAACAACGCCAATATCATCGGTTAATTCAATTTTGTTGCTTTTGTTTTTAGACTTAGTAATTTCAATTTTATTTAAATCCACTTGAAATGGTGTTGTCTTCTTGCACCCTTCTGTTTCGCAGGTGTATATCAAGTCAATATTTTCTCCAGACGATCTGGCTCTGAGTTGAATAAAATAATATTCTATGTCAAAGGACGCCAATTCGTCTATGTCAATTCCCTCGGTCAGACAACAGTTGTTTAAGATTTGCCTAATGGCTAATGTTCTATCTTTATCCTCGTTGCTTTCTAGGGCCATTAATAGAATTTTTTCTTCTTTTACTAAGAATGGTCTGAATTGAATTTTCTGTCCTGTCGAAGGTAGTTCTAGGTCGTATATAGGTACATCTATTTTAGGTAATGCCATAATTTATATTACTCCATTATAATTAAAAAATATTTCCGAGTAAGTTTCCGGCTTTTTTAATGCCAGAGAAGAATTGTCCGTCTGCTCGGCTCAGTACAGAAATTCCAAAATCATCAATTGATCCTCCAAAATCAACATTGGGATAGAGACCATTGATAGCCAAATTGTTTCCAAAGGGAGAAAGAGGAAGAGGATCTATCTGCCATTTTCTATATGCAAAAGTTACACTCAGGTTTTGGACTTGATTTGTTGCGCTCCAATCTAATCCTAAAGGCGACACAATTACTGGATAGGCATCAATAAATTTACAGGAAAAAATTATTTTTTGATTTTCATCATATTGTTCTACTTCAAGGTCTGCCACATATTGATCGAAATAATTGAGTTGTCCTGTCGTGGTTTTGACAATTGAATTCTGCCATTCTTCAAAAAGGTCTCTAGGAAATAAGCCATCGTTCGTGCAAAAAACTGAAATCTGAAGATCATCATAGACGCTGTTATATGGCGCTTTTCTGATTGGGCCATAGGTGCGAATATCATTTGTGGCCAAGGCTCGTCCTGGAATATTGGCCTGGTTTATTAGCATGGCAATGGCTCTTGCTTTGCTAGAATTTAAAATTCCGCCCGTAATGAGCATACGAAATTTATTAGGTGTGGCCAAGCCACCCTGTTTATTTATTTCGGACTTAAATCCGTTGATATTAAAAGGCATCTCTACTATCGTTCCATATTTTGCTTAGTCCGGGCGAGCGCCCCGAACGATTTTGAAATTTCTCTAATGGTAAAAATAATGCAATATCCCATTCTGATTTCTCTACTTGTATCAGCCTTGACTTTATGTTGTTAAACTTATATCGTTTAAGGCAAGGTCTAAAGTATTTATACCGAGTTAGGCTAGATAGCCGATTATAACGAATCTTTCTCCAGTCTAGCTTGCCTGCCTGTGATTGTTTTGATTTATCCATGAGGTCTGGCTCGACCCGGTCTAACTCATGGAGACGATCCATGAGAATTGCGCGAAATCGCCAATCCAGATAATGAAAATTAAGACCTATAAAGCCATCGTTTGTGAGTTCGATAGGAATAACAATAGGAAATGTATCCCAGTATGGCAATGTATCCTTTCCTACAGGATCGTATATAAAAAAATACATATTTCCTAGCAGTTGTCGCTTGAGGGAGATTCTTTTCCAGCGTTCTTGTTCGGATATCACATCGCGCGGAGTTGTTCTTATGCCTCTGGCCTTGCGCCTGAACCACCTTATGGCCTTGCGAGAAGATTCTGGGATAATTCCCTTCTCGGATGCAGTCTTGAGGGTTTTTTGAAATATTAGTCTGGCCATATAAGTATTTATTTCATTTTAATATTTTTATACCAAGTTCTTTGAGTTTGTCCTCTGTCCATATTTGAAATTCCCATCCGCGATCTTTTGCATATTCTTCGGCAAAGGTCCATTTTGAGATGTTCATGCCATAGGCCATTACTTCTTTGATATATCTGCGAGTTCTTCGAGTCTGTTTTTTGGGGGGTTTTGTCTGGCGTTTGGGTTTAATTTCAACCAAAATTGTATTACCTTCATTGAATGTTATCTTGAGATCGACGAAGTATCTGTGCATCTTGCCGTCTGTCGCAGACTTATAGGGAACTATAACAGATTCGCTAGACCAAGATTTGATGTTGGGATTGCTGTCGCACCACTTGAAAGTTTGCCGTTCCCATAGAGATCGGTATGTGATTTTCGTAGGATCACCATCATATTTATCTCGATTCTTTGGACGCCATTTGCCTTTATAACTCATGGTAGTATGTATAAATAGTATCGTCAAGAATTTATCGTTTTAGGAGAAAGTTATGTCGTCTGCTGTCGAAACTGGAACAGGACCCACTCAAATCCCGTCGGGCTTCGCTGAAGGCGAGCGCGTTGCCGATAAGGCCGCCGGCGATGCTATTAGTGATATTGGACAAAAAAACAAAGGCGAAATGCACGCGCTTTATACGAGTAAATATGACAAGTTGTTTCTTCAATATCCCTTGAACGTAGAAGGTCCTGAAGAAAATCATTGGGTTCGATTTGATGTTTATCAGATTAATGGCGAGGTTGTAAAAGTTGACGAGGGTCGGGAATCCGAGGGCAAAAAAAAGAAGAAAAGCTCGTTTTTAGATAAAGTTACAGATGGCGTTGCCGAAAAGGCTTCTGCTCTGGTGACAACTGCTCTTTTGGCTCCTGTGAATATTGCCAAATCTACCACTAAGTCGTTTTTAAATGATCTGCCTCCTGCAATAGGGGGCATTGCTAAAAAGTTTTTAGGAATGACCGGTAAGGGTAGGGCTCAGGGGTTAGGATCTATTATGTTATATGCTCCTCATAATCGACAAGAGAACTTAAAATATAATTGGGCCCAAGAAACCACTGGATTTACTGGTGCAGCCATCAACGGCCAACCTGATGGTGGTGGTATATCCGATAATGAATTTTTTAAAAGTCTTATAGATAAGGGTGGTACAGGTCTTAATTCTACTGTTGCAACACAATTGGCCGCCCTTGTGCTTGGTGCCGGCACAGGAAATCAATCGCTCGTCGGATTGGCGGGTAGAAATAATGGCGTGGCTATAAATCCTCATCTTGAAATGTTTTTCAAAAGCGTAGATTTTCGCTCCTTTAGTTTTGATTTTAAATTAGCTCCTCGCAATCCACCAGAAGCCAAGGCGATTCAGCAAATTATAAACTTTTTTAAGTTTGCATCAACTCCTCATTATAAACAGGGTGAGTTTGGTATTTACTTTGCCTATCCAAATGTATTTGATATTTCATTTTTTAATGAAAACCAAACCCACAAAATTACCAGATCGGCATTGACGGGTATTACTGTGAATCATACTGCGGCTGGAGTTAATACTACCTTTTATGATGATTTTCCCGCCGAGACTTCTCTAAACTTAACCTTTACTGAACTTGAAATTATGCACAAAGATAAGATAGCATCGGGTTACTAAAACAATATGCCTAAACAATTTTTTCAAAGATTTCCTGTCACTCAGTATGACGTGGACAACGACGGCGACAAGAAAACTGTTGTCGATATTTTGCGTCGAGTAAAGGCCCGTGCCGAAGCCATAACTGGCGGAGGAATTTTCTATAACTATACAATGCAAGAGGGTGATAATCCAGAAATCATTGCCGACAAGTATTATGGATCTTCTCAATACCATTGGGTTGTTATGATGATGAATGATCG